CCTATTGACAATAAATAAAAGATAGACTATAGTAGTTACATAAGCAAAAAACACAGGAGACAAGACAATGACTTACAAAGAACTACAAGCCAAGCTAAAAGAGTACAAATTACAAGGCTTGACCGAAATTAAATTAAACTCAAAACATGAACTGTTACAGCAAGAATACGATAGAATCAATAAAAAACCAGATTTGCATTACGCTAGAACAAAAGTAGCAACTTATTCCTCAGAAGAGTTACAGCAGTATGTTTATGAAGCAAGCCTTCCTGGCTTCACCACGGATGAGTTTGGAATGACCATCATTGAAATGATGAAAGATGAATTGCAAATGAGATCAATCGGTAAAAGCTTCATTAAAATTGAGATATTTTCCGTTAGTTCTGATAACCAAGAAAATACAAACATGAATAAGCAAATAAGTCAAGAAAATACAAACATCAGCCAAGAACAAGCCAAGTACCGAGTTTCTATTAAACGGGAATTGAGAAAACTAAATTACAGAGATTTTGACAATGAAGATCCCACAGAAATTTTAGAAGCTAAACTATTAGAAGCTAAAAAGAAAACAAAAGAAACAGAAACAAAAGCAACTGAATACGTAAGAAAGATGTCCGCAATTTACAATCCAATCAAAGCAGAAATGCAGAAAGTGGTTAATAACATGACATTACAGGAATACATGAAAATATGTAAAGATAACAACATACACCATAAAGATTTAGTAGATTTTCTGGCTAAACGTAAAGCTATTCCTTTATGGAAACAAGCCGGACTTGCTTAAAAACAATTGGATTTAGGTTTTAGAAAATATTTTCTAAAATCTATTGACAATAAATAACGGAATAGACTACAGTAATTACATAAGCAAAAAACAGGAGACAAGAATTATGAAGTATAGATGGAAAGATGGAAAGGCACAGGCGATCGCTTACGTTCCTGCGTTAGGCAGATGTGTAGTTGTTAAAGAAGCTAACAGTATTCATGACTTATATGGCGGCGATGAAGACGGTGATGAAGATGACGACACAGATGAAGATGACGACACAGATGAAGATTAAACCATAAAGCAATAAAGCAATCAAAACCCTCTTAACTATCAAGAGGGTTTTTTAACATTAATTTTTAATTTCCGCAACCGTTGATAATTTCGCTTTAAGCGGGCTGTAAACTCAGCGGTATTATGATTCTTCCATTCTGGATTTATAAGGTCAATAATCCAATTTTTGGGACTATGACAGACAGTTTTATGACAGTGTCTACAGACTGGGAAAATATTAATCCCATATCTGTCTCCTGACTTCCTGTAACTAGAGTGATGGACTTGTTCAGACTTATTGATCATGCACACACAACAAATCCCATGGGTTCTTATATGTGCGTTGCGGCATTTCTTTTTATGCTTTTTAGCATTACTTCCATATCGAACTTGGTAGTTAGTCATTGTGACAAATAGATAACTACTACCAATGATAATAAAAAACCCGCTTAAATTAAAGTTTAAGCAGGTGTAGTTTATTTAATTTGTCCCTGAGCAATCGTGCCAAAGGACAAAAAGCCATAAAAATTGCCTGTTTAAACTTTAATTTAAACAGGCTCAATCATGCCAAATACTGATTATCTCATTATTAAATCGTGCCAACCGTTCCTGGGGTTTTTGAACGGTATTCATTGAACTTATTGCCTTGTAAAGGTTTTAGCCAGGGACAGGCAATTGGCACGATTAAAAAGGGATGTCGTCAGGGTCGCCTGACTTGTTGTATGCAGCCCAATAGTAGTCATGAACTTCTTGAGTCGTTTTAACGTACTCAGAATGAAGAACTGGGATTGAGATGTCTACTTGGGAAATATCCCATGTAAACTCTAATCTTCCATATTCAAGGGTAGACCCTTGAATAACCTCAATCTTAAATACAGGTAACTTGATAAACTTAATAGTACCCAAACGTTTCCAGTGAAGCTGGAAATTGAGTTCACATAAATTAAATAGGTCTGTCATTGCTTTTGTCTCCTGTGTTTTGTCTATATATATAGACTATCTTACTATTTATTTATTGTCAACAGGTTCATGTACTGAACTTTAGTAACTTCTATTTATACTTAAAGTACATATTTAAACATAAAAGAACCGCTTAGACAAAACGACTAAGCGGTTAATAATTATTAAAGCACTGCTTGTTATTTAGTTTACTTTTTCTCCCACTTAACCAAACACCCTTGGTACTCAGGGTGACTAGTTAAATACTCATCTTTGAGAGCGATCGCACTCATCAAATCTTCAGTAATCCAGGGACTACAGAAGATTATCTTGCTGGTCTTCTGTTGACCAGCTTTTAATTTAAATCTGTACATATTTTTGTTTTTTTATCCACTCAATGACTCTGGCGGCAGCCCGCCAGAATTTCACACCTTCTGTCTCCATGGAGACTTTGATCATAAACAAAGAAGTGTGCCAAGCTTCTTTATCTGTTTCGTCGGGAACTTTGTAGGCTAAATCGTCTACTTTATCCCTAAGAAATTCTTTGACTTTTTTCTCAGTAGTGGGAACTTTAAAGTTCACCATTTCATCACTGTTTTTTATCCTTGGGTAAGGATAAAATGTTTCAAACAATAACCTCAAACAATGTTGTTTGGTTTTACTTTTTACAACTTTCAAGTAGTTGCTCAGAAATTCACTAATGACTGGTAAATTTTCAACTATTGCTTTAGCAAATACAACTGTGATGATAACAGTTGTATTTTTATTCCTGATGATTTGATGGGTTTCCCCACCTACTACTACCCATTTATGGTTTTCTTGGGCTATAAATTTATAAGCTTGATTAATGTCTGTAAATGTTATTGCTGTCAATCTATAATTCATTTTGTCTCCTGTTTTTTGTCTATATATAGACTATCTTACTATTTATTTATTGTCAACAGGTTTATGTACTGAACTTTAGTAAATATTATTTATACTTAAAGTGCATAATTCTTAGGCACGTTGACAAGGCGCAATGGATAGACTATGTTATTAACATGAACACAAAGGAGACAAAATGACTTATCATCCAGAAACTCAAGCCCGCTACAACGCTACCGAGAAAGGTAAAGCGCGTAAACGTAAGTGGGCTGCCGGCATGACTGAAGAACAAAGGGAGAAACAGCGTCAAGCTAAACGTGAATGGGCAGAAAACATGACTGAGGAACAGAAGGAAAAGCAGCGTCAAGCTAATCGTGAGTGGGCTGCTAACATGACAGAGGATCAATTAATAAAGCAGCGTGAGTCTAGGCAAAGATGGTTAGACAACATGACTGAAGAACAGCGCGAGAAGCAACGGGAATATATGCGTGAGTACAGCAGAAAAAGACGATTAAAAAAGTTACAGAACAAGGAAGATACTAAGCAAACGGATTGTTGATTTTTCCGCCCACAAAGGTGCTTCGAGATGCTGAGTTGCCCAATTCACTAAAAGCACCATCGGCACTGTCTACAATGTCATTGGTGAGGGGTTTCTTACTTCCATCAAATTCATGTATTGCAGCAAGAAACTGGTCGTTCCAAGCACCCCTAAGTAGTTTGACTTTTCCCTGTTTGGCTGCGATCGCCATGGGTAAGGCACGGGTCACTTTATCCCCCAATGGTTTAATCCCTTTAGCATCAAATTGCGCTAATTGACGCTTTAGCGAAACTTCATAACGTTTACCAGCACTACCACCTTCTAGTTCCCACCTGATTTTACAATCTAGACCATCCTGGTAAGCTATTTTGACTACTGATAAGTCGCCTTCTTCTGCTGATACCTGTTCCCAGTGACAGTCAAGGATGTAGTACGTGCCTTGATGTAATTTAATCTTGGTACGTACACTATAGAAACTAGATTTGGTGGCAACATCAGCGGCGGTGGCTGCAAAGTCCCAAAATGCCACAGTTGTACCACCACTGGGAACTGCATTAACAATCTCAAACCATTGACGATTAAAGATGGTCCCTGATTCATATTTAATTTTCCAGTTGCCTTTAAGTAGCCTTTCCATCTCTACAGGGTGCAACGATAATAGGTTTTGTAAGTATTGAGGGTTGGTTTCTATTAGTGCTGGGTTGTCATAAACTGTACCTTTAATAAAACTAAAGCTTTTAGGCGGTGCTATTTCTGCTAAGTCAGGAAACTTGTCCATAAGTTCATCTTCAGTATCACCCCAGTGCAATTCTCCATTAATCCGATAGAAATAACGGATAATTCCTGACCGTTCCTCTATGGGGTATCCGGTATTTTGATCAATGTACCAACTAATCATTTTGGCTACCCATGAATCAGCATCAGGGTTACAAGTTGCATCTATGCGAGGCTTGACCCCACAGGCGGAACGATTACGGGAAAAGAGAAACCAGAATTGACGCTCGGTAAACTTAGTCAGTTCATCAAAACCGATATGGCATATCTGCGAACCAGGGTACTTGTCTTCTACATCTTTCTCATACTGAGCATGACCAAAACTAATCGCGCTACCATTGGGAAATGTCCAGTCAAGCTGGTACTCACGGGCTATTGAGTTTTTAATCTGTTTATATAAACTCCTAGACTCATCCCATAAACCACCTTCATTAGTTATTTCCGGTCGAGTTCTTCTGAAGATTACTGAACCATAACCAGGCACGTTTAAATATTTAGCTGCTTTTAGTAACATAGCATAACTTTTTCCACTGCCGGCTGCACCCCCATATATGCAGACATCAGCGTAGTTGTCATAAAATAGTTCTTGCGCTCCGGGTTGAGGGTCTGGCAGATCAATCTGAACTATTTGGTTTCTGGATGACCTGGTTTTAGTGTATTCTCTGACTTTAATGATGTTTTTAGGATTAAGTTTGTTCATGATTTTTATATGCACAAAAAAACCCACTGTTAATAGTGGGTTAAGTGGGTTAAAGGATGAGAAAGCTAAATCTATTATGTATTATGGCATCATTATTTGCCATAAAAGTTCATTTCTTGCTTCTATATATTCAACAGCAGAGAGGTATTTCTCTTCTGTTGAAAACATCTTTTGATTAATCTCAAATGCAGATAACAAAGTGTTCATCTGCTTGTCTGACAAATTCCATTTGACTTTAAAGTCAGCGTCTAACTGACTTAATTGTATTTTCTTTTTATACTTAGCTAATTTTTCATTAGCTAAGTTATTGACTTCTTTTTGTGTAATAACCCGACCATCATACTGACAATTAACTGCATTTGAATTTATCTCTTGCTGCCATAATTCAGCTTCTACTTCTGAAATAAGCATTTCCCATACTTCTGGGGAATCAATGTTCTCCAGAATAAATCTTTCTTTAGTGGTATTTTCATCTTGGCGACGTTTTATCTCTTCTTTAAACTGTTTCTTCAGCTTGGGCGATTCTAGCTTGTTAGAACCCCATTCCAAATATTCTAAAGGAACATTTTTAATGTCAGTGCCTTTGTGTTTGCCAAATGTTAAAGTAGTCATTGCCTTGTCTCCTGAACCATAAATATAGTCTATCTTATTATTTATATATCGTCAATAAATTTTTATACTGAATTTTTACGCAATAAAAAACTACTAAATAAAGAAGATTTACTTAGTAGTTTGTAAAGGTGCATCTTAATATATTATAACATAAATATTCTTGTCAAGCTTGAAAACGTTGAAAAATAAGGGCTTAAATATTTGGTTACATTATCTTATTAATAGATAATAACTATATTTTTGGAATTAAATTCTCTTGATATAAATGTTTGCCAGTAAGATACTGTAGTTAAATATTGAGAATTTATTAAAAGTACAGCAAATAACCAGCTAATTAGCTTGACAGGGATAAAAAACTATGTTACACTAAAGGTGTGATGGTTACAAAAACAAAAACGCTGTAACGGTTTGATGTCTGTCAACCGCTACAGCGTTGGGAAATAAGGTTTAAAGATACACATAATTAAACATAATTAAATGGTAACTCATGGTTTATGGAAAATCAAGTAGTAGAAACAATTTTAACGGAACAGGAAGTAGGAGAGATTAAGGAGTTGGCTTATGCGATCGCCAATGACCTGACTGACCGGGTTTTATTCACTCACATGGGTATTCTTAACGCCTTAATGTGGCGGGCTGCTGTTGATTATGGAGTCAATGCCAAGAATATGGACTTAGACAACTGGAAGAACCTGCTGCTTTGCAGTAAGGACCAGAATGTGAATATCATGGTCGCTCACAAATATTTGGAAGATTATTTGACAAGCAACTGGAAAGGTGCTTTTTATAATAAAACCACTTTAAGAACTTACAGAAAACTCCATATCCAGTGGGGTTTGTTCTGGTTTGATATTGATTCCCGTCCCAAGGGCGCGGCTTGGGGTGCGGCTAATGGTGTGGAAGGACAAGGTACGGCTACCCCCCCGGTTTTAGAACGGCTTGATATTCCCAAAATCCTGATTTTCTATCAAGTATTTGATCAGGTCCGCAGGGACAGGATTAACTGGAAGTTAAGACATTCAGAAAATGTTTCCAGTTTTGAGTGTATGCCAGATCACGGTGGCATGATGATGGTTCAGTTCTACAATGCCTTGTTTCATGTCACCAGCGACTTTCGTGGCAATTGTCATGGACGTGGTGATGTGATTATTGAAGCGGTAAATGACGATGGTGAAATTGTTGAACCAACCCCAGTCTTTAAAGTCATTATCTGGAAGTGGACCAGACGTAAAGGCTTGTTTAAGATGGTTTGGCAACGTATGATAATCAAAGCAGGACAAATAGCCCAACAAGCTATATCACTCACGTCTAAGCTAGTTGATAAACCTTTGGGAAGTATAGTAGAAGTACCCTATTAATACTTCTGCTATTTTCAGTGAAATAAAATATTTTTAATTGTGTTTAGGTAGATTAATGTCATTTACCTAAGTTTTTAGTTGTGTTCATCAAATAGCTTAGACGCTTCATAAAAACGCTGGACTCTTTTTTGCTGTTTAAAACCTTCCAATATTTTATTTAAGCGTTTTGTGATTTCATTAGCAATGTGCTGGTTTTCTTTGAAGCTATGATCTCCATAGTTGCGATCAAAGTTAGTAGCGATGTTTCTTGTTGCTGATGCTTCTTTGCTGTCATCAAGTATTTTATATAGCATTGCTGTACGTTTAAGGGTTACATCTGTATTTAAGAAACTTTCTACTGGTATCTCAGTATTTTTGTTCATATTTCCTCTTTAGATTATAATATAGTCAAGTGCGTGAATTTAGCGGAATCAGTGGAATTATAGCCACTGATTTTTTTGTGTGCTATAATTATGAAAATAGAACCCCTTGTTACTATCAAGTCGGTCCAGTGATCACTTCAACATCACTGGATTTTTTTATGTGCTACAATCGTAATGAGCATACCTGGTTACGTGAATCTAGCGATCGCCTCAATGTCGCTAGATTTTTTCTTGTCAATATACGTTTTTTGGGAGTAAAGATTGAATAGGGAGATTTAAAGCATTGGCAATTGATTCAATCTCACTAAATGCTATGGTCTGTCTTCTGCCGTCCCGTTCTTTGAATAAGTCTTCTATGGCAATAATGACGTTGACGGATTTATCAATTTTTGCTGCTAGTTGTTTCCTGGACATTCCTGCTTTCTCACGAGCTATATAAATTAAGATTCCTATTTTTCCTTCTGTGGACAAGGTTTCAAAGCTATTTGGTTCTACAATCATGACTGTTATATTAATTATTTACACCACTAATAATATATCAAAGAAAACCGTTAATTCTCGCTTTTTTCGCAGATTTACTTAAGTTGAATAATTAGCTTAACGGTTAAACTAAAAGCAGTTTTAAATGTTTTAGTTATGCCAAATACAACTAAAAATAAAACTATCTTAACTAAAGTTTTAAGTTCTGATTTGCTATTAAATCGGGATGCAAGAACTTTAGGATTCTCGTTTTCTTCTAAGAGTAATATCTGTGAAAGATATTCTCTCTATGGTGATTTACCTGAAGGTGCTAGTGTCGTTTTTGATGAGCAATTATCCCACGATGCTCGTAGCTGGGATTTGACAAGGGTTACTAATAAAACTTGTCCTTTCCTCAAGAATCATGCTCGTGGTCAAAAAATCGGCATTGTGACTGAAGTGGCTTTGGATGGCGATCGCGGCATGGCAACTGTGAAGCTGTCTAGGAACGGTTTAGCAGAACAATTCATGTCTGACATTGAAGATGGTACTTCTGGAGGTATCAGCTTTGGATATACCGTAGAGGAATACCGTGTCATCACCCCAGCAGAATACGCTACTGATAAGGATGGTTGCGTTATGCTGATAAAGAAAGCCCTCTTAGAAGCGACAAAGATAGTTTTATTAGAAATATCTTCTGAGGACATACCAGCGGACCCAACAGTTGGATACGGAAAGTCCCTTGTATGTTTTGATGATATTTCAGTTAAGGGAGACCCCAATTTTAACCCCAATCGAAAAATGAATGAGAAAACTGAATTGGAATTAGTCACGGTTAAAGCCGCTTTAGCAGAAGCTAATAATACTAATGTTTTATTGTCTGAAAAGCAGGTTTTGTTAACCAATGAAAACAATAGACTGAGTGAACAAATTAAGGTTTTAAGTAAGTCTATTGAGGAAAAAAACACTGCTATTTCTACTTTTGAAAAGCGTGAATCAGTGGTATCTCGCTATTATGATTTACGTCAAAAAGCTGAAGATTTGGTGTCTGAAGGCAAACTAGCTGCTGTTGAGTTTGGTGAATTATTTTCTGAAAAACCCAGTAATGATATTGCTCACCATACCAAGAGCGATCGCTTGGGTTATATTGAGTTTCATCTTGAATTAATCAATAAAAGAACCGCACCTTTACTTAATCTGAAACAGTCAATTTCTGAGCCTATTGTCAATGCTGGTCAGTCTAATCCTGCTGATTTAGAAACACGGGCTTTACAGATTATTCAATCTTTAGGTCAATCTAAACCAATTATAGATTAATACTATGACTATGCGTTATGAGTCGTATCTTTACGACGATGAGTTATCAGGGTTTTTTCCTGTATTAGCACGGGCTACAGAAACAACCCCTACCCGATACACCCGCTTAAATGAAGCCTATGCGACGGGATCTACTGGGGCTATCCGTAAGCTGGTTAAAACTTTTGCTCCTGGTTTCTTTGCTGGTAGTGGTACTTCAACTTCGTTGGTGGGCAATCGGATTTTACCCCGTATGACTACCAGAACTGCTACCGCTGCTAGTGCTACCAGTATTTCTTTTCCTGTTGGTACTGCTGGTATTTTCATACCTACTGATGTTCTCTCTATCATTGCACCTTCAGTAAGAGTAACTATTTCATCTGCAAGTACAGGATGGGTTGCTAATGATACTATCACTATAACCGTCAATGGCGTTGCTGTTACTTATACTGTGGTGGCTGGCGATATTGGTGGTTCATTGGCAGCAACCAATACTAACGTGGCTAATAAGGTAATTGGTGCGATCGCTGCTAATCCTTATACTTCTAGACTGGTTTCTGGTTTATCGGTGGCTGGTACTTCCCCTGCTATGGTAATCGTCTTTTGGGCAAAAGATTTTACCAGTCTTTACAGTTTTACTACTAGTGTTTCAAGCACCAATGGTACTTCTACCGCTTCTGCCGCTGTATTTGCTCCTAGCGCAGCTATAGGTACAATCTCTGCGGTTAACACAGTTACAGATGTTGTCACCATTAGTGCAGCTTCTGTATCCGTGCCTTTGGGTATGCCTATAGGTGTGGCTGCTAGTTCACCGGAAAACTTAGGAATGTTGTCTCCTGAACTTCCCATAGATTTGCTGTACAGAGAAAGCCAGAATTACGCTCTCTACTTAGAAGGCACTGTTTATGGGTCTAGGTTGCCTTATATGGATGGACAACTAGCCGCTTTATATCCTGAAATTCGTTTGGTGTAATTTATGCCCTCAATTATTGAATTAATCAACTCACAACCGGGCGTGGTTCAGCGGGCTATTGACTTGCAACTGGCAACTGTCTCTAGCACTGGTGAAGTCTATGCTGACGGTTATCCTGACCCTGCTTTGAATCGTTTTTTCCCTTTTGTTCAGTATAGTGATCCGGTTTTAGCATTGCTCAAAATGCGGGCTTATACTCCTACTCTTGCTTATGTGGTAGCTACTGATGGTGCTATTCCCCAAGATGTAGAACGTCTTAGCGTGACTCAAGAAACCTTTGGTAATTTTAAACTGGCTAAATCTAGATTGATTACTGAAGAGGATTTTAACCTTGCTCAACAGGCAGAACGCTTGGCTATGTCCGGTAACGCCCAAGCGTCTGAAGCTATTAGAAATATTTTCTTAGGCGTACCTGCACTGCTTACCCAGTCTGTAATTAACTTACATACTGTGTTGACTTTGCTGATTGCTTGTACTGGACAATGCAACTATCCTGACCCTACATCAGGAGCATCAGCAGTTCTTAGTTACAGAAGTCAGGTCCCTTCAGATAATTTGCCGGCTGCTTTGACGGGTACTGCTGTGTGGTCTGCTTCAACTACCGCTACAGGTATTGACGATTTGGTGAGCCACTTGTCTAGTTACTACAACAGTGTTAAGAGGTTTCCCCCTTATATTGTTATGTCTAGGCTGACTGCCAACAACCTTAGAAACCAAACTAGCACCAAGGAAATTGTGGGACGGGCTAAGGGAATGATTGTAGAAGTAGGGGCGGCTAATGCCAGTGCCGTAGCTGCTTTGCCACCCCCATCTTTACAGGAAATTGGTGGTGTGGTTGGACAACGATTATTAGCAGGTGGTGGTCAAAATCCCAACATTGAGATTATTGTTTCCGATGCGGTTTACTATCAGCGCGGTTCAGGTCGTGTAGGCACAGAAGTGAAAACCTATGTCCCTGCTGACTATTACTTCTTTGCTCTTGATAACTACATTGAACGGGCAATTGTTCCCACCGCTTCTAACAATTTTGCTGGGGGGCTGGTAACTACTACTGAAGTCGTCAGCAAAGAACCACCTCAAGAAAAAATCACTGTAGCGGGACGTGGCTTTCCTCTTGTGATGGACCCTCGGTTTATCGGGGCTAGAAGTACCAACAGTGCCACTGCGTTGACAGTTATTTAGACTGTGACCACTTGATTGGGCTGTTTCCCCGAAGCCCAAACATGGATGTACCTTTGGTTGGTGATGCTGATTCTGGACTGGTATTTGTGACTATCTTTAACAGTCGTTGGTACTCAAGTCCGTACTTACTTTGTCCGTAGCTATCGGGAACACTTTGTAACTCAATGTTGTAAGACTCATCATCTACTTCTAAGCGTTTTAAGACTCCCGTACTGTAATCACTACCCGTACTTTGTTTAGTTAAGGTAATTTTGTGAGCGGTCAATAACTCAGTTGCCACGTCTTTTAAAGTTCCCCAATGGTACAGTTCAACTTCTAGAAGTGCTTCTGGTAAAAACAAATTAAACTTGGTTTCTTCACCCGCAAATTCTGGATATTTGACAATAAAGTTACTGAATAAAATCATGATTTCCTCCTATGTAAACCAAACAATTGGATATTTAGAACCCTTTAATTCTAACTTAACCTTAACCTTTCAAATGGGTAATGGTCATTTTGTTGAAGATGCTGTGGGGAATAGGATTGAAACAGTTTCTACTGTGATTGTTCAAGCTTCTGTATCTACTAAGAAGGATTTTAAACCTTTGTTTGAAGATGCTCAAATGGGACAAAATATTCTTTATTTAAAGGGAAGGATGATTGGTAATTGGAGTAATTTGGTTTTTAATTATCAATTAATTGCTGATGCTGTACTTACTGATTCAAGTGGTAGTATGGTTACAGGACAATGGCAATTTATTCCTGTACCTCAAAACCGAATTGCAACTTATTTAGAAGTAAGAAAAAGATACATTGAGGGTCGTTTAACTATAACAAGTAGGGTATAATTATGGTTGTAGCTAATTGGAAAAGTATTAAAATTCCCCGAAAACTCACTGCTACCCACGCATGGACTGCCCCTCATGCAGTGATTGTCCATGAAGGCGCGACTTTCTCTAATGGCTCTGAAAACCCAGCCCGTCCTTGGGTTGGTGCTGCTATTGATGAGTATGATTTTTTGGGTGAATATGCTGACGGGTTTAACCAAAGTGAGAACTTCAAACAGGCTTTTATGGCTATGTCTGAAGGATTTGGTGAAGCTTGTCAGGCAAATCTTGAGGATGTCCGTTGGCAATGGCCACGCACCACCGTCCGTAAGAGTGGGGATGTAGTTGGTTCACCCCGTGACATTGTGGACACTGGGGAACTGAAAGACTCTTACGAGGTGCAATATGAAGGCAATTGACCTCAGAAAAATTCTGGCAACGCTACTGGCTACTGAATTGGGTACTTATACTAATGGGTTGCCTTCAATCTGGGTATACGGTAGTTCATCTCAACCACCATCTGCAAGTAACGGGCTTGAATGTTTGATCAAGGAAACCCCTAATGTTGCGGCTAAAGCTACCAGTGCTGGGTCAAGATATAAGCCTCAACAATGGGAAATTCTACTGCGTAATTGGGTAAAAAATTCTAATTTACCAACGGCGATCGCTAAGATAGAAAGACGGTTTCCAGTCTTACGTTATACACACATTCCCGCTACTTCTGATATACTAGAACAAAGCAGGATTGTCATTTTTGACCCCATAGTCACATAACAACTACTTAAAAATTATGCCAATTAACTTAGATTTTAGTAGACCAAAATCTGTTACAACCAATACTACTACTGCTGTAATTACCGCAGGTACAGCAGTAGAAGTAGAAGGTGCTGGTGTTACCGCTGAAGAATCCTACTTTTTGCCTTTTAATCACGGTAACATCACCCCTAGCACTTTCACTGTTGCCAACTGCAATATTACCAGTGGTAGTGCAACTATTACTACTACCACTTCTAACGGGTTTGCTAATGTGCGTGTTGGTGATGTAGTTACAGTAACGGCTGGCGGTGGTACTATTGCTGCTAACACTGTGCTGTCCGTCAATAGCACTACTTCTATCACTATTACTGTGAACGCAACTGTAAGTAGTACAACTGCCAATAGCTCTACAATACAGCTTGCACCACCCGCAATTTCTCCTACTATGTGGGGAATTAGATTACTTTACCAAAAATCCGGTTCTGTAATTACCATTCGCCCTACCATCTATTTTTACGATGGTAGTCTTGGAAGCACTGCTGGGACTGTGGCTAATGCTACTACAGCAATTAACCTCACTGATTCATCAGGTAACGCACCTAGTATTGATTTTGATGCTTTTTACAATGCAATCCGTGTTACTCGCAGTGCTTAATCTTTTGTTTACATTTATTTTGTAATTGCTTAGGAGTTTATAAATGGCTTTAGCTAATCGTCCGGTTCAGACCGTAATTCTCCAAAACTTTGCTCTTGACTTAAAAATGTTGGGAGAGAACAACCGCAATCTTAGTGTGACTACTTTGACTTGTGGACTTGGTGCTTTAGAAGGTGCTACTAGTATTAATGTTACCGCTACTACTGGTGTTAATTATACTATTGCTGCTGGTACTGCCCTTTCTTTTGTTGCTCCCACTAATCCATTGGGGCGAGTAGAAGTATTGTTACTAGCTAATGCTACTTTATCAGGTGGTTCTACTATACCTTTAACAATTGCCCCTCTTTTAGACAGTATTACAGCTGGCTCTACTGCTAGATTAGTTCAGGATATGTTTCCTGTATTAGGGATTACCAACCTTGGACCTCAACTTAGTCCCACTGTGGTGGACACTACTCACGCCCAATCTGGTAGTGGCACTAGTTCTGCTATTGTCCGTACTAAAAGAGAACTTACTGTAGAAGGCATTGAGTACGTCGGTGACATTGCTTTAGAACAATTTGTTAAACGGACATTCTTTGACCCTATATATATGAATCGGGAATTGTACGCGATCGCTACTTACCCCAATGGCTCAAAACTGGAAGGTGCATCTAAGGTAACGGCTTTGACCATGCCAGCAACACAGATGGAAGTCATGAAATATACTTTCACTTTAGAGTTTCAAGATGAGATATTTTGGACTCCTGCTTACTACGCTTCTGGTGGTTCTAGTATCGGATTCCCTAACTATAACCCTAACTAATGAAGGTTCTCAAGGATAGCACTGGGTTATTAGCTGTCCTCATTAACTGCCGCATTGATGAGGATAGGTTGCTATGCGGTGCGGCAGTTTTTAGAGGAGGGCTGTCAGGGCAAATTACCGTTTCTGATCGCTACTCCTCTTATCAAGTCAAGATTCCTGATTCCGTTAAACAGGTGGCAACCTATCAACTTTTAGCAGATTCCCAAGATAATTTAGAGATTGAATTATGCGCCCAATAATTAACAAAAAAGCCAAGTATGAAGTTATTCCCGTGGGTAATGAGTCCACTGGAATTATCTATTTAGAAAAACGCGGTTCTTTGAGCGTCGGTGAAGCTAGGGACATTGATAGCATTGATGCTAAACGTCAAAAAGCTGCTATTATCGCGTCTAAGCTGGTTAAAAAGATTTCTGTAGACCGTGGTGTCACAATTGCAGAAGCCCAAGAATTACTTTCTCCTACTCGGTCTGCTGATGGTGCGACTGAAGTTGATAACTCTGATGTCATTTACGACTACATTGAAGACTTCACTGAACTAAATGCTCTGAGTTCTATTGACAGTGCCTCTGTGTCCATTTCAGTGGCTACCCTGTTCATTAAGAAACGGGTGGCTTTCCCAGTGGAACTCACATCATCAGTACCTTTCAATTCCACAAGTATTTCCGTTGCTTCAACCCACTTCCCATTACAGGATGGACAAGTAATTCGCTTCGGCGATTGTTTAGTCACTGTGTTGGGTAACTATCAACCCTCAGACACAGGATTGATACTTAGAGTTCAGCCTGTATCTGAAAATCTACCCATGACTGTAGGGTTTCTTTACAATAACTCAACTAAGTCTTACGTAGTTGGTACAGATGAGTGGTCTGAAGAAGACACTAAGGACTGTAGTGATGAATTTGTATCTGCTATCTACAAATTCTATGAGAACGAGCGTAGTCGTTGGAAGGTAGAACCAGAATCAGCACCCGCACCTGTAACTGAGGGGGAGCAGCTACCAGTTCTTCAGTTGACTGGGGAAGTATTTACTGGCGAATCCAATCCTACCGAGTTTCTGACCCCAGATTTAGAGACTGGGATAGTTTCTTAGACCAGCCTATTCACGTAGTATTTGAGTGCATTGAGGCACTTGAACAACACCGGAGGGAACAGGCTAATATTGAAGGACGGGTTCATGCAATCGGTTGGACGGGATTGTTTAACGGGTTCAAAAAAGACACTGACCCCAATATGGAGTTTATTGATTTGCTACCCTTTCCTGACGATATTAGAGGCGATACCCGCAAGATTAGCCAAGCAACGGAAAACATTGTTAAGGATATTATCAAAAACAATCGGTTGCCCGCTCCGGTTCTATCAGCTTTGAATCTGCTACTTTCTTGATTACAGATTAATATTCTTAGTCTGTAATCTTTTTCTTTATAGGAGTTAATATTATGAATTTAGGCGAATTAATTGTAGAGTTATCTGCTGATTCTTCTGAGCTAGAAAAGACTTTGGAACGGGCTAAGAAGAAGGCTTATGAAGCGGCATTATTGATAGAGAATAGATTTAAAGGTGTGGATTTAACCATTGGTGTTGATGATAAATCCATGAAAAAAGACGACTTAAGTAAACACTTAAATACTAAAGAAAAGCACCTTAAGCAAGTTAATAAATATTTTAATAATAATCCTATTACTCCTAGTGTTGATGATAGTCAACTCACTGATTTAAATAAACACTTAAATCTTAAAGTACAGCACCTTAAACAGGTTAATACGTATTTTGATAATAACCCAATTACTGCAAATGTTGATACAAAAAGTTTTGATATTTTAGAAGAAAAATTAAATAGTGTTACTGACAAGATTGCATATATCAACGATCAGATTGGTAATAATCCAATTAAGTTTGAAGTTGATACATCAAGCATTGATGCTTTTGAACAAAGAATAAAAGACCTGTCTGCTAAGAATATCAAGATTACTGCTGAAGCTGAAAAACAGGCTAAAAAGACTCGTGTTACCCAAGAGAGTACGCCTAGTCAAAAACAGCCATCCCAGTCGGTTAATGAAAAGGCGACAGGAAGTAAACGCATTTCTACCAAAGAAATTACGGTTGAAGACTTTGCCAGAGCTTTCCTAGAAGAACTGTCATCCAGTGCCATTTCTAGTGCTATTGGATCTAAGAAAAATTCGGCAGGGAAATCCATTCCGGCAAGAGCCACAAGAGTGTTTCTGGAAGGTTTGTCATCTGGTGTTATCGCTGACATTAGTAAAGGTATTGGTTTAGCTTTTGCAGATACTTTTGACTCAGAGAAAGGTGGTCAACCACAAAATACCACAGTTACAGTAGATGGTACACAAAACCAAGCAACTCAAGCCTCTTCTGAGCAGAAATCAAAACAAAGACCGACAGAAGAGAGGGTCTTGCGTAAAGGCTTATTTACGTCCGTTATGGATGGGATTGTCGGTGACTTTGGGATGAGTATTAGCAAAGGTATTAACAACAGCCTTATAGATACATTTGGCTCTGATATAACCACTACAACCAGAATTGCAACTAATTCACTATTGCGCTTGTTTGGTGCAGGGAAGAAAGCCCAAGAGGACGCAAATAAAACTGTTGGAGAAAAGGCTGTTAGCGTTGGGCAAGACGCTTTTAGTGCTTTCCGTAGACTGTATGACCAACGTGCTATAGGCATGGATAGAATTGGGAATCTTAATAAAAATTCATCCACCACACAAGCAACTAACACACAAGCAACTAACACACAAGCAACTAACACACAAGCAACTAACACACAAGCAACTAACGCACAAGCAACTAACGCACAAGCAACTAACACACAAGCAACTAACACACAAACACCTGATAATGATAATTTCTTAATCAATACTATTAATAAAGCAAATACTACTATTAAGCAGCATATTCAAAATGCTGTTGTTCAATCCATTAATAATACTATTGATAATACTGTTAATGCTGCTTCTGGACAAATCGGTAATGTTATAGGCGGTACACTTAATGCCGTAGGTGTTCCTGGTGTAGTTTCTGGATTTGTTGGACATATTGCTGCTGGGCAAATTGCAAGTGTTGGAAAGCAGTCAGCAAAACCAGTGCTGAAGACAATACTCCCAAATACTTATGATGTTGTTAGTGAATTATTAGGTAAGAAAAAAACCGCTCAATCCGATCCTGCTGCGCCTAATAGCAAGCAGGAAGAAACTAAATCTGATGAAGCTGCAATTAAACTAGAGAATGCAGCAATTAAGCTAGAAAATGCTGCTGAAATACTGAATAATGCTGTTAATGCACTGGCTAATTTTGCGGCTAATACAAATCCAGTAACACCCATACAATCACCTTTAAACGTTCCTTTAAACGTTCCTCAAAAAGTTAAGAAAAAAGTCACTGAAGATGATTTTGAACTAATTCCTGTATCTATTCCTGAACCAGTTAAAAAGCAAATTCAATTCATTAAATCTGGAATAGTCAAAGGTGTAGATTTATCTGAACAATATAAAAACGCTACTGAAAGCCAAAATAATTTAACACCATTACAACCTGCTCAATCGGTACAAGTAAATAAAATCAAACAGCAGTCTGAAGTTTCTTTAAACACTATCAAGCAAGCACTGGACCGAATTAATGAGTATTTTAAAACTGAATATGGGAAGCTTATTACTGAAGTGGACGAAGCCGTAAACTATGGTACTCTTGAGGATTTTAAAAATACCAAAGCTAAACTTGATAAGTTTATTAAAAGCTCTAATGACGCTCTTGCTACAGTAGATAAATATATTCAAACAGGTAAAGACGCTGGATATGAATCTTATTTTGGTAGTGAATTAGCAAATATTCACAAGGATGGTAAAAGTAACATATCTGCAAATATTAGTGGTGCAAAAATTAAGAAAGGAAGGCTTAATCGTGAAGAGACAGAGATATCAAATCTGCAACGTAAAAAGTTTATTAAAGAAGCTGACAAATTAAATATTGCTTATGACGAGAAATTAAAAAAACCTATTAAAGCGACACCAGAGGGCGTTCCAGCGGAAATACGAAAGTCTCTTGATGATTTGATGGCGCAGGTTCAAGTTAAACAATTTGACCAGCAGCGAATAAAGTATGTAGCAAAAGCAGAAAAGCTAGGTATTGATATTGATGCAGGATTAGCAAAAGGTATCCAGAATGGCTCTGATGGCGTTTCTGATGAAGCACGGAAGATGCTTGACGACTTGATTGAAGCTGTTGAGAAAAAGATGAAAATCCAGTCTCCATCTTGGATAATGTTCGAGATTGGGATGATGATAGCTTCTGGGTTGTTCTTTGGGATGCAAAAAGGGAACAGCAAAGTGTCTGAGGGTGCTAGGAAAATGGTGACAACCGTTAAATCTGCATTTGACCCTCTCAATGATTTATCTAGCTTAGGCTTGGCGGGTACGTACATGATACCCAATTTAAGCGACATTAGCAATAAAGCCATGATTGCTATGTCCGCCACTAGCACGGGTTTAAATATGCTTGATAAGGTTGGGGAACACCACGCGGCTAACCCGGATCAGACTTTATTCCAAGCTACTTATGGGACAGCCAAAAACTTTGTTAAAGACGCGGTAACAGACAAGACCTTTACCCAACCCAGAGAAGCTGTTGACCATTTAGTTAATATCGCTAAATTTGGTACGGAACTCGTTACCCCACTGGGATTAAAAGCTTTTACTAATCCCATAGGGTCTGCTAACGACGGTGTAGCGGCTGCTTTCAGAACTATGGCGATCGCTAAGTCCTTAAAACAAGCACACCAAGATACTAAGCAACAAACACAACAAGACTCTACTCTGAATTACGCTAGTACATTTAAAAATGTACTTCCTCAATATTTAAGAGCAAATAAAATAGGACGCGCCGAAGCGTTAAAAATGTTTGGTGGTGGCTTAAAAGTCGTTCCTGATATGCACGGTAGTAACGACGCTAATCTGTATAACGCTGGGGCTGTGGCAATGGGAACAGCAGCTTCTCTGGGTAATGCAGCTATAAGTAAGTTTGCACCAGTAGCTAATTTTGTCCAGACGGGTAAGGATGTTGTCAAAGGATTAGAACAGGGTATACTCAAGAATGCTGGTATTGCTACTAATGCGATCGCTGGGCTGGGCGATTCAATCCAATCCCAAATTAAGCAGAAGATGGGTATCAGTTCACCATCAAAGGTGATGATAGCATTGGGTTTAATGATAGCGTCAGGATTGGCTATAGGGATTAAAAAAGGCGTTATTGATGTATCCGATGCTAGTGAGATGTTAGCCGGGGCTGTTGACATTGGTACTAAAGAATTAAACC